CATGAACACGGTGCAGGGGTCCGACACCTCCCCTGTTTCTGCGTCGATCAGCTCCAACACGTTCGCGGACAAGTTCAGTTTCGACGTTGATGTCAGTGGCGACACGCCGGACGACGGCGACATCGACTACAGCCTCAAGATCGACGCCTCAACCGACGTAGACATGCGTGTGCGTGTGCAGGACATCGACGACGCAGGATGTTCGATCGGCAGCACGACGACGGGCAGCATCCACGGCGCGCCCATCGGCACGGGTGTCATCACTGGCACGTTGTCGAGTCACGTCTGGGCCGCAGCGTCCGAGCGGCTTCGCATCATCATTGAGATGCGACGCACGGCGCTGTCGCTGCACGGAACAAAGACGCTTTCAATCGCGGTGTCGCACAACGACAGCCACATCACCGCTCAGGGGTTCAGTGCTTCTGCTCCACAGACGCTCACGCCGGATCCCCAGACGATCCCAATCCTGGTTCCCGCGCCGACGATCGCGCTGACACGTGTCCAGACGCCAGATGCCCATGCGATCCCGCTTCTGCTGCCAGCGCCGACGATCGTGTTCGGAGGTATCAGCAAGACGCCGGATCCTGTGACCATTCCGCTCGTGCTTACGGCTCCGACGATTCATGTCGTCAAGACACCAGACCCCCAAGCGATTATGATCGTCATTCCGGCCCCGACCATTGATGTTCCCGGTGCCCCTGGGGCAGTAACGACTACCTGTACCCAGTGGGGATAGACCCATGGCGACACCACGGCCATACCAGTCCAATTTCACGGCGGGAGAGTGGTCGCCACTGCTGAACGGCCGATCGGATCTCCGCAAGTACGCGAACGCCGCCAGAGAGATGACGAACGTGCTTGTGCAGAAGCATGGCGGGTTTGTCCGGCGGCCGGGAACGCAGCACGTTGCCGAGGTGAAGTTTCCGGCCAACTCCGGCACGAGGCTCATTGAGTTCCAGTTCTCTGTCGACCAGACATATGTCCTGGAGGTCGGGGCCGCCTACATCCGGTTTTACCGCGACCAAACGCAGATGACCCAGGTCGCGGGCGACCCGTCTCCCGGCACCATCACCGAGATCGTGGCGCCGTGGGCTGATGCCGAACTGATCCAGGTCAAGTTCACGCAGTCGGCGGATGTTCTCTACCTCACGCATCCGGACTATGAGGTCCGGACCCTGACGCGGACGGTCGGGAACGACACCGACCCGACAACGTGGGTCCTCGCACCGCTCGACACACAGGACGGGCCCTATCTGGACGAGAACACGTCGGACGACACGCTGGACCCGGACGGCACGAGCGGAACTGTCACCATCGTCGCCAGCGCCGCAAACACGTTCGTCGCCACGGACGTCGGGCGGTTGATCCGATTGACGCATCCGACGAGCAACACGGCGGGGTGGGCCATCATCACCGTCTTTACCAACGACACAACTGTCGATGTCGAGGTCCAGGTGGACTTCACCAGTCTCGCGCCGACGACCCGGTGGAGACTGGGGAGATGGTCCGACACGACCGGGTGGCCGTGGGCGGTCACGTTCCACGAGCAGCGGCTTATCTTTGGCGGGAGCCGCAGCAATCCCACAACGTATTGGGGCAGCGAGGTCGGCGACTTCCCCAGCTTCTCACCGAGCGACCTGAGCGACGTGACGACGGTCATCGCGACGCACGCGGTCACTGGGACCATCGACAGCAATGAACTCAACGGCATCCAGTGGATCCTGTCGGACCCGCGTGGCCTGCTGATCATGACGTCCGGCGGCGTATTCGCCCGTCCCAAGAGCGACGCCCCGCTCACGCCGGACGACACCGGAATGCGGCTGCAAGACCCGACCGGGTCCCATGCGACAGCCCGCGCGTTGCGCTTGCCCGGCGCTGCGTTGATGGTCGCCAAGAGCGGGAGACGTGTCCACGAGTTGATCTACAACTTCGACGTCGACCGCGTGATCGCGCCGGACCTGTCGATCCTGGCTGAACATATCTCCGAGTCGGACATCGTCTACACGGCTTACCAGCTTGAACCCAACAGCATCATGTGGGCGATCCTGACCAACGGGATACTCGTCGGCATGACGTACGAGCGGACCGAGCAGATCATTGGATGGCATCGGCACCCGATCGCGGGGTCCCTCAACGGCTCGGACAACCCGACCGTCGACTCGATCGCGTCTATCCGTCAGGGAAGCGACGACCAGCTTTGGATGATTGTCCAGAGAACGATCAACGGGATGATCCGGCGATACGTCGAGTTCCAGCAGGTGCAACTCGGCCGCACGGCACACCAAGAGGACGCTTGGCACCTCGATTCCGCGCTGGCGGTCGACAACCCGCTCCCGATCGCGAATGCGACACAAGCGAACCCGGTGATCATCACGACGTCGGTCGCGCATGGACTCGTCTCTGGCGATTTCGTCCGGATCCGCGACGTTGTCGGCATGACGGAGTTGAATCAGAACGTCTACAAGGTCGCAGGCGAGACGGCGACTACGTTCCAGTTGCGGGATCCCGACGACGATTCGGGGATCGACGGGACGGGGTTCACTGGGTACATCAGCGCGGGCGCGGTGTATAAACACGTGACGGTCATCAGTGGGCTCGGCCATCTTGAAGGTGAGACTGTCGGCGTGTTGGCCGATGGGGGCAGACACCCCACCAAAGTTGTCGCAGGCGGGTCGATCACGCTCGAATACGGGGCCAGCCGGATCCTGGTGGGGCTGGCCTTTGATTGGGCGTACGAATCCATGCCGATCGTCGACCTGACGCCGGGCGCCGACACGCGCGGGGCCGCCAACCGGATCGCGCAGGTCAACCTCTGGCTGAATCGCTCGATCGGCGGTCGGCTCGGCACGAACGAGAAGCCCGGCGACATCATCGAATACCGTTCCTTTGGCGACGAGATGAAGCCGGTCGAACTGTTCACTGGTGTCCTGGAGGCTGCGTTCCCCGGCAGCAGCGGGCCGGAGGCCACCATCCGCATCACGGGCGACGGGCCTCTGCCATTCAACCTGCTCTCCATGTCGGCGGAGATCACTTCGGATGAACTTTGAGGTCACTCCGTTCGAGCCGATGGATCTTGAGGCGTTCAGGGGAACCAGCCTGACCTACGGCTCGGCGTTCGAGGACTGGGCGCAGGAGATCGTCGCCTCGCACCAACGGGACGGCCGCGTCTGGACGGGCAGGTGGAACGGCGCGGTTGCGGCGGTCGCTGGTTACGCGGAGCCTTGGCCGGGCCGGGCGTGCATCTGGATCGCAATCCTCGACGATTTCCCGCAATCAGTGAACGGAGCCGTCGCGCTCGCGCTCACTCGTCTCGGAAGGAAGCTGATCAGCGGGATGCCGCACCGGCGTATTGAGGCGACAGTGTTGGCGGGTTTCGACGCGGGCGAACGATGGGCGCGAATGCTGGGCTTTGAATACGAGGGCACGTTGCGGTGTTATGATCCGCTGGGAAGGGATCATCAACTCTTTGCCATCGTGAGGTCTGAGCAATGGCACCCCTCATCCCCATCATCGGCCTCGTCGGATCACTCGCTTCCGGTGTAGTTGCGATCGGATCGGCGGTTGTCGCCTCCAAGCAAGGCAGGGAGAGAGCCGAACTGGCCGAACAGGCCGGGGGGATCGAGGCTGATCGCGTCCGACGCGAGGGCAGGCGTTCCAAAGCGGACAGGGCCGTGCGTTTCGGGGCAAGTGGGGCTGTCCTTGGAACCGGCAGCACGCTGGACGTTCTGGCCGACGAGGCGGCGGAAATCGAGGAAGAAGCATTGCTTCGAGCCTTCGGTGGCGACCTTACCGCCGCCAACCTCCGGGCACAGGCCGGGCAGACGCTCGCCAGCGGGATCATTACCGGAATCGGCTCATTCGGGACTGCGGTCGGGTTCGCTGGCGAGATAGGTGACATCTTGAAACCGGCCGGAACGAGCCCGATCACCGTCCCGTCGTCCCTGATCGGACCCGTAGGATGACCCGCGTCCGCACCTCTCCGCTGAGCATCCCGATCCCCACCGGCGGGGCCCGGCAAGCGCTGGGACTCTCTGGAGACATATCCAGAGCGACGACGGCGATCGTTACCGCGCTTGATAGATTCCGGCAGACCGTCAACCGCCGGAAGGTCATCACGGCCGAAACGAAATGGCTCAGCTTCCTGGCGAACGCCCAAGACGAGGTCGCGGAACTCGACCCCGACGACCGATTGACATCGTTCCAAGCCCAAGCCAAAGAGTTCGGCAAGACGTTCAGCAACGTCAAGGACGGAGCGCTTCGCCAGGAAATGCAACTCGGTTTCGCGCGGGATGCGGCCCGGACCGAGATTCGCGTTCAACGCGACGCCCGCAAGGCCGAGGTTTCGGTGTCGAACGCTGCCCTTGAGGAACTGGGCGGCGAACTGCGTGCCAAGGCGCTGCGCGGCGAAAACACCCTGCAGGAGTCCATGGACCGGTACAGCGAGCGAGTGGATTGGCTGATCAACCATTCACATACGGCGCTGGAGGCAACGCAGAAGAAACGAGCGTTCGCTATCCAGATGGTCCGGACCCAGTTCGGAAGGATCAAGACGTCCGGCGAACTGACCGCGATCGCGAAGCACAAGATGATCGGGGACCTTCTGGACTCCGACCTCGCCGCCGAGAACATGGACGCCGGAGAGATGGCGAACAAGCGCGACGAGAGCGTCAACATACTGGTCCAGGAGACGCACCGGCTGGTCAATATCGCCTCGTCCGCCGTGATCCTCCCGAACGGCGGGGAAATGCTGGACACCATCGAAGATCAGGTCAGGAACATGCCGGACGTGATCGGAACGCTCAAGAGCGTCGCGCTGGCGGACATTGCCGCGTTCGGCATCCGCCGGGCTGCGATCGACGTTGACGCGCAGACGATCACGCATCAGTTCGCCCTTGATAAACCGCTGACCGGCCAATGGTCGCCGACGACGCTGAATGCGGCTTACGAAACGATCCAAGACGATACCCACGCGAGCATGGCTGATATCGGTGCGTGGTTCGCACGCGGGACGACGGGATTCCCGGACAACTTCAGGAAAGACTATCGCAACCTGTGGGACGCGGATTCGCGGTCGTTCGACCTCGCTATGGCGATGGAAACGTACCGGGCGATCTCGGCCCAGCCCGGCGGCAAGGACCGGGTTGACCAGATGCTCGCCGAGACGGACATGAGCGACGTCGCGCAGACAACTGTCAGGATGATCGCGATGGACGAACTCCTGGCCCCGCAAGTTCTCGAAATGATGTCCAGCCCGGACGCCAAGGCGACGCTGAATCGTGTCGCCAGCGACCTCCAGGATCCGCTGATGATCGACGGCGACCAGTGGCGGGACGACATCGACAACTCGTTCGAGGGCCTTGGCGACGTCATGGTCAACAGAGAGGCATTGGCCGACTGGCGGGCCGGAGTCATGTTCAACATGCTCGCGAGGCAAGCCGCTGGCGCTATCGACCCGCTTGAACGCAAGGACGCCTACACCGGCGCCTCGAAGTTCGCCGTCGAGAACCTCAAGGGGCGATGGAAAGCACTCGACTTCGATATCGGTAACTGGGACTTTGTCCTGGTCCCGAAGTTCGTGGACGCGTCTCCAGCGATGACCGCATTCCTCAATGACCACGTCTCCGGCGACGAAACGCTGTATAGCTTGATCATCACGGTGGACGCGGACAAGAACCAGTTGCTCCCGTTCACCGAGGACGGCCAGATCACCGGGATCGCGTCATGGAATCCCGACACGGGCGAGGGCCAGATGCTCCGGCCCGATTCCAAGGGATGGAACGCTGCCATCAGGACCGTTCTGCCCGGCTCAAGGGCCATCGAACGCGACCAATGGCACCCGTATATGAGACAGTCGTCACACCAGGGCGGGTACATAGAACAGGCCGATCCAACGCTGGCGAGGAAGCTGTACGGGCAGGCAAAGGCGTATCTTGAGTCGATTGGAACGCTGTCCGACGATGACGCGGTGGCGAGCGAGCAAGTCTCTCGGATGGCCGAAGTCGTCGCCAAGACAAGGGGCTGGTTCGGCCTGATCCAACCGGAGCCTGCTGGTGACGCGGCTACCCAGTAGCTCAATCCTCGATTCGGTGATGGACGAGACGCCTCCGGCGAGTTCGATCCTTCACGCTGTCATGGCAGAGCCGGTTCCGGGCCGAGGCAGCCTCAAGGGAACCCCGTGGGACGTCGCCCTGCAAATGCTCCAGTCGATGCCGGGGCCGATCCCGATGGAGGAGACGTTCCTGGAGACGATGCGCACGACGGCCGGTCGCGGCATGTTCCAGACCATGCGACAGATGGCCGGGCTACGTCGAATGGGCGCCGGTGTCGTGGAAAGCGTCATCGGCAAGAACTTTATCACAAGCGTTCTGGCCGAGCAGGGCAAGCAAGGGCAGTTCGTGGCTGAACTGGGCCTGAAACTGCTCCCTCGCGACAAGCAAAGCGAGGGCGCGATCGAACGGCTACTGGGCAACGTCCTGGAAAGCGGTCCATCGACCGCCTTGCCGATCGCCCTTGGGTTCGCCGCCGGTCCCGCCGGGCCAGCCGTGGCGTTCGCGATCTTCGCCGGGAGCATGGCGGCGCCGGTCGTCGGCGGTCAGTATCTTGAGGCGCTGGCCGAGGGCCGCAGCGAGGGCGAGGCCGAAATCGAGGCGATGGTCGCCGGTGCAGTCACCATCGCCACGGCGTTCATTCCGTTCCAGTTCCTCCTGCAGAAAATCCCCGGCGCGGACCGCTTTATTGCCACGGCGGCCCGCCGGTGGGCATTCCGAGCGATCGGCGGCGCCGGGGGCGAGGGCGTTCAGGAGATCCTGGAAGGCATCGGGATCGAGACGGCCAAGGCGATCCTGCGGGATGACCCGGAGATCGCTTTCGGGATGCTGACGCACGAGTTCTGGGGCCCCTTGATCGAGGAAGCCGTCACGGCGGCGTTCATCGGCGGCACATTCGGGGGCACGATCGCGGCCCACGAGGAGATCACGGCCAAGATCGCCGAGGGCAAGCAACTCACCATCGACGACCTGAGACTCGCCCATCAGGTGATCTTGTTGACTCTCCCGGACTCCGCGCCTGCGCCTGGACAGGTGTCCACGGGACTCGACATAGTTGGCGAGCCGACACAACCTGGCTCGCCGGAAGCGATCTCGCTCGTCAAAGCGACCCAGATCCCGAAGATCACACTGACGAAAGCGCAGTCCCAAGAGATCGACGCGACTGCGGTGGGCACGCTCAAGCGGTTCGGCATTGACGCCGGAGGGGGAGCGGTCGACCTGGATTCGATGAACTCGCTCACGCAGGAGCAGCGAGATCAGTTGGCGAGCCAACTGGAGCAGGACAACGACCCCGTCAATGGCCTGGAAGATCGGTCTGGTCCCCTGCGGCGGTCGATGGCGAGCCTCATCAGCAAATTGCGGGAGGGCGTCGCCGAGGTCGAGGTCGAGGCCGAGGCCGACGTCGCCGCCGATGAGGCCGCCGTAGAGCCCGTCTTAGACGTCAAGTCCAAACTGGCCTCTCTCGACGATCTGCTCCTGGGGGACGCTCAGGACGCGGCTCAGTTGATCAGGAGCGGTCCTCTGGGCAACGATGCCCAACGGAACGCCGACGCGGTGCTGGGAGAGGTCCAGAGGCGGCTGGACGAGCAAGCCACGGCACCCGAACCCACACCGCCGCCGCCCGACAAGCCGAAGCCCAAGGAGAAAGAATCCGTCCAGGATCTCATCCGCCGGATCGTCTGGGGCGGTCCGTACCGGGTCGAGACGGTCACGGAGGCCGAGGAACTGCTCCAGGAGATCCGCGACCTCAAGAAACTGGGCCGGGAAGCCATCCGGAAGGCCAGGGCCGAGGGCGTCGATACAGCGACACGTGTCTGGGAGGAACGGCTGCGTCGGGCCAAGAACCGCGCGGGCGAGATCGACGCGCTGAAGCAGGAACTCCTGGAGGCCCTGACCGAGCGATTCAAGGGCGCCCTACCCAAGAACCTCGCCAAGAAACTCAACCAGGTCCGGACCCGGAAGCAGCTTGACAACGCCATCGCCACCGCCGAGCGGCTGGTCCAGCGGCTTGAGCGGAGCGAGGCCATTGGCCGGGTCAAGAACGCCATTCGTAGCGCCCGGAAGGGCCGTGTCGCCCCAGACATCCAGGAAGCAATCGACGATCTGCTCAGCGACGTCAACATTGTCAACCTGTCCGACGCGCTGCGCGACGTCCTGACACGTATCAGGATCGCCACCGAAGGCTCCGAGGTCGAACTGCCGAAGCGTCTTGAGGAGCAACTGAAGCGGCTCGATCGCACAAACGTCAAGGAACTCGAAACCAGCGACATCCAGCACCTCGCCGAAATGCTGGAGGGCCTGCTCGGCGTGAACGGCCGACGGATGGCCGCGAGGCGGGCGGCATTGGCACAGGCCGAGGAACGAGCCGCCGACGTCATGGCATCAGAGGTTGACGGCCGAGTCCGGCCCGGCCCCGGCGTCGTCGTTCCGACGGATCGGAAACGACAGAGGCTCCGGCCGCTGCGGATCAACCGGCAGGGCAGGCAGGAGATCGACGACCCCGGCAAGCTGGGCGGCCTGGTCGAGATATCGCTCGGCCGGATCCCCAACATGCTCGCGATGACGCTGGCTGAGTATCTGGGCGGCCGGGACAGCGGGACGTACGAGATCCTGTACGGCGACGTCGATCGCGGGATGGATCGGGCGTACGACCTTGAGTTTCAGTTCATTGAGATGTGGGAGTCCGAACTCAAGGCTCTCCGCGTGGATGACAACATCCTGCGCAGAATGTCGGCCCGGATCGCGACCGCCAGCAACATCATCCTCAAGGCCGCGCAGTCGGTCGGCTTCCAGCCATTCGGTGAAACCAGCGCCGACATCGTCACTTACAAACTGTCGAAGGGTCAGACGTTACAGATGGACAGGGACGAGCGGATGTACCTGCTCAACCTGCTCCGGCGACGGATCGCGTTCGAGGACATTGTTCATCGCGGCACGCCGATCAAGTTGCGCGCCAATCCATCGAAGTCGATCAGACTCACCGCCGAGGACGTGCGGATCATTCAGGAAACGATGCCGGGCGTGAACACGCCGGGGACCGACAACGCCGTCGCGGCGCTGATGTTCGACATCGTCAACGGCCCCGCCAGGCGGGCCATGAGCAAGTGGTCGATCGAAAATCGCGGATGGGACATCACGGCGGGCGAGGCGTTCTACTGGATGTCTCGACGCGAGCATACGGAAGAAGTCAGCCTGACCGGGTCGTCGTTCACACGTCGAACGATGCACCAGTTGTCGATCCTCAAGCCCAAGACGGAGGGCGCCGACAACGCATACCTGATCGGGAGCATGATCCAGGAGGGTCGGCGCTATCTGAAACAGGTCGCGATGTTGACCCAGGTCGGTCCGGAACTGGACATGGCGGCCAAGACCCTCAACAGCAAGCCGGTGCAGAGGGTCCTGCGGAACCTCAAGGGCGGCAAGCGCATCACCAAGCGCTTCAACCAGACGTACGAGATGATGGCGGCGGACGCGGGTGTCGGACTTCCGGCCGAAGGTCCGCAGGAAACCGCCATCGGCAAGATCATCAGCAACGCCACCATCGGCGCGCTGGGTCTGAATGCCTGGGTCAGCCTGTACCAGCCGCTTTCGCTGATCCCGGCCGGTCTGTTCCAAGACCCCGTCGCCTTGGCGCACGCGATAGCGACCGGGGCATCGCTGAACACGAAGATCGACGTTCGCATGAAGCAGTACGGCTATCTGCGACATCGGAACTTCGGCAGCAACCTGGGGCTGGTGCAGGAAGGCGGAACACTGGGCACGCAACTGCTCGGACACCGCGATGGCTTGCGCGAGCAGTTCATGGCGATGATTCGCATGATGGACCTCGCGGCGATCCGGGGCATCTGGCGAGCGGCCGAGATACAGGCGGGTGTGGAGCCGCAGGCCGACGGGCTGTTGAGCGATGCCGACCTGAAACTCGTTATCGCGATCGCCGGGCCCACCATCAAGCAGTCACAGCCGACGTTCGACACGCTGCACCTGGCTTGGGCTGGCATCGAGGGCAAGCGGGCGCCGGTCACGAAACTCGCGTTCGGCGTGTTCCGCGCACAGATCTCGAAAAACATCAATATGTACCACCTGTTCGCCATGCGAAGGGAGTGGGGCAAACTCGCGATTGCAATGTTCGCCACGACGTTCCTGATTGCGCTTGTCCGGGACTTCCGCGACACCGTCGCCCGACGCAAGAAAGTCAGGGACCCCTGGCACATCCGTATCGCGCGTGGCACGTTCAGCGCCCTGTTGGGCCAGCCGATATTCGGCGGCTTCCTTGTTCTGTTCTCCGACATCATGCTGGGCTTCCGTGGATACGAACCGTCCAACGTGGCGACCGGGATGGTCATGGATATGGCGAACGCATCCCGGCGACTGCGGGCAGCGTGGATAAAGAACGGGTTTCAGTCGGAGGAAACGCAGCGAGCTATGGTCGAGTGGGTCGTCGCGGCCTCTACCTTCTCCGGGCTGCCGGTGCGTAGCCTATGGAAAGACCTGTCCCCCTGGTTCTGGCCCAAGCCGCCAGAAAGTACGAAGCGAAAGGGCTTCCCGTGATTGACACCATCATCATCACCGTGCCGTACGTCGGCAGCGGCGCGACCAATGAAAACTTCGTGATCACGATCCCGTTCTGGGACCCGTCCGACATCATCGTCCTTGAGGACGGCGTGAAGCAGGTGCAGGACGTCGACTACTCGGTGTCCGGCGGCCAAGGCAAGACGGGAACGGTCACGTGGATCGGCACAACGACCGGCGCGATCGACATCGTCCGCAACATCCCGCTGACGCAGCTTCTCCAATACTTCACCGAGGGGCGGTTCCCGGCCGAGAGCCACGAGGAGGCGCTGGACAGGGCGATCATGGCGCTGCAGCAGTGCCTCTCCCGATCCCTCATTGACGGGCTGTCGTTCACGGCGCAGAGTCGCCAGGTCAAGGATGTTCTGGCCGGGACGGACGGGAGCGACGCGGTAAATCTGGATCAGCTTCAGGCGCAGACGTTTCTTGATTCCGGCGTCACCATTCCGACGCCCATCGATCCCGGCCAGGACGGCAGTCACCTTGAGGCGCTGGGGGGAACCTACATACTCGCCCTGCACAGCGAGGTCCCGGTTCCGGGCGCGGGCGACGAGGCGAGAGTCCTGACCGTTGCAGACGCCGTGGGTAATTTCGGCTGGGAGGACCCGCAGGGCGTTGTCAACAACTTCATCATCAACGGCGGTATGCGGATCGCACAGCGCGGCGACACCATCAGCATTGGCACGTTTCCGGTGAACGACGACGACACCTACACACTGGACCGCTGGAACCTGATCTCGGACGGCAACAACCGTGCCGACATAATCAAGGACGTCGCCGACTTGCCAGCGGGGGCTTCGGCGGCGATGAACCTTCAGAAAAAGACGGGGTCCTCCGCACTTCACGCCGGGATAATCCAGATTCTCGACAACGCCGACACGCGGACCATCCTGGCGGACGGAACGGCGTCGGTCGTGTCGATCAGTTTCAAGGCGAAACGCAGCGGCTCGTCCACACAACTCGCTATGCAGTTGATCGGCTGGACGGGCACGGCGGACGCCGTCGTGTCCGATCCGATCCTGGCTTGGGGTGCGGGCGCGCCAATCGGGCCACCGCCGACGCTCAAACCAAGCTGGGACAGCGGCGGGCCGGACATGGACGGCTGGTTCATCCCGCAAGCGGACGGCCTCATATTCACTCAGACGGGGTGGACCCAACACACCATTCCGAACATCGCGATCGACGAAGCGGGCATCAACAACCTCGCGCTTCTCTTTCACATTACCGGCGGCGAAACCTCCCGCCTGTTCATTACCGACATCCAGTTGAACATCGGGGCGCGTGCGCGGGTGTTCCAGCAACGGACTACACAGCAAGAACTCGCACTCTGTCGGCGTTACTTCCAGAATTACGACCCCGGCACGGTGGGAGATTATTTCTGCCAAGGCTTTGTCGAAACGGCGACCACGACCAGCCACTTCGGTATGCCACTGACCCAGCAAATGCGGGTCGCTCCGACGTTCGCCATCAGGGACGCCGCTTCCTTCCAGCAACATGACGTGTCGGGCGCGGTTGTCCTGAGCGACCTGACACTTGTCGAGTCGTCGCCTGAGTCCATATCGATGCAGGGAACACACGCGGCCGGGACGGCTGGCGACGTCAGCATCCTCGAAGTATTACTAAGCGACGCTGAAATAAGGCTCGACGCCGAACTATGACGGACATACCCGCGCACATCCAGCAGCTTGTCACGCGCGCCAAAGAGAGCGAGCGCAAATACGCGCTGCACACGCAGTACCGTGGCACGGACGCCATGGGCTGCGTGGGCGGGCCGTACCCGTGGCAACAGAGGTTTCATGACGCGGGCGGTCACAAGAGTCACCGTGCGATCATCGCGGGCAACCGGACCGGCAAGACGCGGACCATCGGCGCCGAAATCGCGATGCACCTGACCGGGTGGTATCCGGACTGGTGGACTGGCCGTCGGCACACCGATCCGATCATCGCGTGCGTCAGCGGCATCACCAACGAAGAAACCCGCAACGTCGCGCAGTACCAGCTTCTCGGAGACATCCAGGATGAGAATGGTCGGCGCAGGCCCGACGGAACCGGATGGATCCCGTGGGCGCACATCGGCGAGTGCCATTACCGGCAGTGCGGCGTGACCAATGTCGTCGACACGTGCCGCATCAGACACGTGTCCGGGCTCTGGTCGAAACTCATGTTCAAGAGCTATGAGCAGGGCCCGCTGAAGTTCCAGGGGTTCGAGGCCAACTATATGTGGTTCGACGAGGAACCGGAGGACGACAAGATTTTCTCCGAGGCCATGACGCGTCTCATCGACCGGCGCGGCTCGTTCCTGCTGAGCCGTACCCCGCTGTTCGGACACTCGACGATCATCCGGTACTTCGTCGACGGCACGTCGGCGGGAACATGGTGGACGACGGCGACATGGGACGACGCGCCGCACCTCGACGAAACAGCCAAGAAGGAATTGCTGGACGCGTATCCACCGCATGAGCGGGATGCCCGTACCAAGGGCGTTCCCATGATGGGCGCAGGTGCCGTGTACCCGATCTCCGACGACGAGTTGTTGATCGAGCCGGTTCCGATCCCCCGCCACTGGAGACGTATCTGCGGGATCGACTTCGGGATGGGACACCCGGCCGCAGCGGCATGGCTGGCGCTGGATTCGGAAACCGACATCCTGTACCTCTACGACTGCTACAAGAAAGCCGACGAGGTTCCGCTTTTCCACGCGGCCACCATCAAGAGCCGTGGCCCGTGGATCCCGGTCGCCTGGCCGCAGGACGGGCTCCAGCGCGACAAGGGCGGCAGCGGGATTGCCCTGGCCGAGCAATACAAGTCTCACGGCGTCAATACCCTCGACGATTATGCCCATTGGGACGTCGATACGATGGCGAGCGAGTCCATTCAGCGACCGACGTCGCGGGCGGCCGGGTCGAACCTGCTTCTGGAGCGGATGCACACCGGTCGGTTCAAGGTGTTCAACTCTGCGGCCGGTCAGGAGTTCCTGAAAGAGAAGCGGATGCTTCACCGGTCAGCGAAACCGCCTTTCGAGATCGTTCCGGAGTTCGACGATATCGAGTCAGCCGTTCGATACGGTCTGATGATGCTGCGTTTCGCCTTGACGGAGGTCGAGGCACGCCAGCCCATTCAGTCGCAACAGCAGGACGACTACAATCCGCTGGAGCGTTTCTCGGTAGGATCTGCCCAGCAACCCGATTGGGATATCAGTTTTTGAGAGGATGATCCCATGGCGTCACTGTTCGGAAAAACCAAGACTCCGGCCCTTCCCGATCTCTCGGCCGAAAAGTCGGAGGCGTCGGAGCGTGAGCGTCTGCGTCGCGCCCAGCAGTCCGGCCGCACCGCCACTGTCACGGGTGGTACGATCGGCAGTCCCCTCGCGCAGAAAAGAGCGCTCGGAGCATGACTATCACAGCACAAGAACCGGGAAGGGCGAAGCTGCTCCAACTTCGGACCACCTGCGACGATCTCGGCGTCGCGTGGCATCATCGCTGCAAGGCGTCAACACTGATGGATCGGATCGCCTCGTACCGGGATGCACAGCGGGAGCGTGGACCGGAGCATGACGTTATGTACGCGATGCCCGGCGAGTACCGGGCGGCCCTTCGCGTCTGCTGCCGCGACGTGCCCAACGCTGGCCGGAAGGTCAAGAAATACATCAGGGAGTTGATGGAACGTGTCGTTAACGCCGAGTCAACTTCTTCAACGCTTTGAGCAGGCCGAGAGCGACCGGCTAACGACCGATTCCCACTGGGAGGAGGTCGCGCGGCTTGCGCTGAGCAACCGTGCTTTCACGACCCGGTGGTCGGCCGGTGCCAAGCGCGATCAGGAAATCTTCGACGCCACCGCCCCGAACGCACTGGACGACTTCAGCGGGGCCATGCACGGCCTGAACTCGAACCCGGCGATCCGCTGGATGGACATGATCAGCGACGATTTCGACATGGAATCGCTGGACACGGAAACCCGCCAGTGGCTTTACGACACCACCAGCCGCATTCTGCTGTATTTCGCCAGCCCCAGATCCGGCTTCAGCACCTCCAGCCACGAGACGTATCTGGACCTCGGCGCCTTCGGGACAGGTGTCAGCACGGCGATCGTGACAAAGGGGTGGCTCCGTTTCGACGCGCAACTGCTGTCATCGTGCTATCTGGTCGAAAACGAGCAGTCCGAGATCGTCGAGGTGTATCGCAAGATGTGCCTGACCCCCCGGCAGGCCATCGCGACGTTCGGCCCGGACGTGTGGGACCGCAACGTGCGGGAACGCGCCAGCGAGTCCGGGCAGGGGCAGGAGGACAAGATCGACGTCATCCATGCCGTGTATAAGGTCGACGACGCCGACCCGATGGACGTGAGTTTCCGGGGTATGCCGTGGCAGAGCCGGTACATCTGGCGGGACGAGAAGAAGTTTGTCCGTCAGGGCGGGTTCCGGGAGAGCCCGTACCTGACCCCGCGATGGACCAAGGCCAGCGGAGAAACCTACGGCCGGGGCCCGGCAATGCGGGTTCTCCCGGCCATCAAGGTCGCCAACGCCCTCGCCCGCATGAACCTCATCGCCGGGGAGCAGAT